ACTTCCGAAAGAAGTGTTTTCTATAACAATACAACATATACTGATAAGGTTTTTAATAAATCTATAGATGATATGATAAAAGATAAAGATAGATAACTATGGCATTTAAACTGGGGAAAGAAAGAGGGATACAAATGTCTAATGGAGAGATCAAGAATAAGATGAGCTTCAATAAAGATAATGTATCTATACCTGGTGTGCCTGTTTTCAGGAAGGATCTAGGCGAGGGAATAATGGGTGAGGCTAATATGGATGGAAGTATTTATCTTAGTAATAACGTTGAGCCTGGTAGTAAAGAAGAGAGGGAAGTGTTGACTCATGAGATGAGACACGCAACTGATATGAAGATCGGTAAATTAAAATACGAAGATGATTATATAAAATATAATGGTGAAACGTACGCAAGGCAAGATAGAAACGGTGTGGATATGATTAAGTACGATGGAAAATGGATCCAAGCTGGTAGCATGGAGTTTCCTTGGGAACTTGAAGCAAACAACGGTAATAAATAACAATTAAACAAATTAAACAAAAATGGCAACATTAACACCAACATTAACTTTAGCATCTTCAGATATGAATGGAGATGTCTTGAACTTATCAGTAACAGACACTCTTACGGTTCTTGGACAGGTTACAACAAAACAAGTAGTAGCAACATCTGCAGGTGTAGTGTTTGCTACAGCTGCTAATTACAGCAAATCATATGTGTATTTAAAAAATCACAGTACAGTCACAGCTGAAATTATTACAATCGAAGCTCCTTCGGTTATTAGTGCAGATTTAACAAATGACGCAACAGTAACTGTAGCTTCTACACGTAAACTTTCAAGAGGTATGACGGTTTCAAGCGGATCGGTAACTGGAGTTAACGATGGGCAAACTATTGCATCAATAACAAACGCAACTGAATTTGAGCTATCAGCAGTCGCTGACGGTGGAACAATTACAACGGATTTAACATACAACACAGACGAATATATGAAGCTAGGACCTGGAGAATTTGCTTTCTTTCCTTGGATAGCTACTGACGCTACAACTACAGATCAAGATGTAAGTTTAGCGTGTATAACAGCTTCAGGATCACCTGTGTTAGAAGTTAGAATATATCAAGAAGCAGCAGCATAAATTAATAAATAAATAAACAAAAAACATGGCAACATTAACACCAACACTTACGCTTGCTAGCACTGATATCTTTGCTGGTCAACCGTTAAATTTATCTGTTACAGATACCTTAGCGGTATCAGCTCCAATGACGGATATCTCAAGAATGAATACTAACGACAACATTGGAAATGGGGTAGGAATTATTATACCGGAAGGCACGGATAGTTACTACGTATATATAAAACACACCGGTGTACTGGCATCAAATGGTACTACAGCGGCAAGCGTAGGAAATGATTTTATATTATTAGGGGATGTTGATGCAACTGCTGGTATGAAAATAAGATTACATCCAGGCGAATTCACATTTTTTCCATTAAACGTTGGGGACGGTTCTGCTGGTTCTGGTGGTGATATGGGTTTAAAAGTAGTAAAAGGAGGAGCTGACGTACAGATCAACTACGGTTTCTGGAAAAGATCTTAATAAATAAATAATAAAATTATGCCATACAAGCAAAAACCAATGTCGTTCGGCGAGGGAACCGATAAGAAGAAGAATGACAAAAATAATAAAAAAGACGATACGTTTTTGAAAGATCAAAATGAATCAGAGGTTAAGTCTACAGATTATTTAACTAAAACACCAGTTGGTCCTGTAGCTCAAAAGAGCAAGTCTACTTATAACGAGAAAGAAGAGCAGATTGTAGAAAACATGTCTAATGCTAAAGATAATAACTTTGATGGTCACATGGAAATACAGATCAATAAGAATAAGAAAAAACAAAAGTAATGAGTATTCTAACTAAATTACTTTCTGGTGGAGCAGCTAAACTTGTAGAAAGCGTAGGTGGAGTTATAGATAATCTACATACATCTAAAGATGAAAAGCTAGCGGCTGAGCTAAAGATTAAAGAACTTGTAGCGAGCTATGAAGCAGAAATGCAAAAACAAGTAACTGAGCGTTGGAAAATGGATATGGCTTCCGATTCATGGCTAAGTAAAAATATAAGACCACTAGTTTTAATATTTCTAGTAGTATCTACGATACTGTTAGTTTTTATCGATGCCGGTGTAATTGCTTTTGAGGTTAAAGCTTCATGGGTGGACTTATTACAATTAGTATTAATAACTGTGATCGGTGCCTATTTTGGCGGTAGATCATTAGAAAAAGTAAAAAAATAAAACAATGGGACAAAACTCAACAGAAGTCGCTTATGGCTTTGGACAATTAGGGAGTGTATTTACAAACTTAAACAAACCGGTTTTTCCGCCTAAAGGCTGTGTAATAGTAGCTGTTCAGTTTTTAGCTGACAATACACCAACTAGTATGATTACCGAGACTTTAGACGCTATGGGTCCTCAGTTTCCAGGTACAGACGATACTGAGGCTTCAGCTGCTAATTACATAGGTGTGCATGAGGCTGCGGCCGCTAGTGTTTCTGGTAACGTAGTTACAATTGCAGATGTAGCGGGCAACGCTAAAATAAAAAAAGGGCAATATGTAATTATTGGTGATGATGGTGATACTATTGATGCTGGTATGACGGTTGATACTGGAGCTGGGCATTTAACACCTATATACCAAGGGCCAAACGCCCAGGGAGTAGTGGTGGAAAGCCTTACTGGCGGTACATATGGAACTACTTTAACGCTGGGCGCTCCAGACGGTGGTGTTGTAGCGGTTGACGTTAGTAGTATAGATAGTAGTAACACATTATATTTCCTTGACGAGCAACACGGGGCTGGTGGTTCAACTATGGAGAGTGTAGTGTTTCCAAAAGGATTGACTATATATGGTAGGTGGACAACAATTAGTCCTTCTGCTGCTCCAGTAATCTGTTACTTCGGACACTAATGCTAGGATTAGGAGCTAACATAGCGGCTGTTACTTCAACAGACTTATTTACGTTATCAAACGGTCAATCTATAGACTTTGATGGTACAGATGATTTTGTAGAAATAATATTAAATAACGATATTATCAATAAACAGAAGGGTACGATAGCGGTATGGTTCCGCCTTGATGATATGGGAGGATCCTCATCAGTTATAGAGCTGTATAATGAGGCAGATGTTTTAGCAGGAACTAGTTCAAATATTATTCAACTTTTTGCACCCTTTAATCTTTCTACAAATGTTCCAAGAACAAAAGGAATACTTTTTCAAATTTTAGCAACTGAAGATGGAACTAGATACCACCAACAAACCAACGCTAAAAACAATCCTGAACATTGGGGAACAGGAGCTTCTAGGGATAAAGAAACTTATGGTTTTAATGATAGTACTAGTTCAAATGCACGGCTATTTTATAATGATGATAATGGCACATTTAGAAAAGAAAACAGGGATTTTAATTTATTTTCCTACGCTGGATTAATAGCAGCTGATTCTTTTTCAAATACAGAGTCACAAGTAGAATCGGTTGCTGGTAATCAAAATACTGGCTGGATACAAGTAACATGTACTTGGGATACAACAGAAGTTTTTACACCCACTCAAGCTAATAACAATGGAGCTTTTGTTACTGCTAGTGAAATAACAGGTGCAATGCAAATCTTTATAAATGGAATTAAATTTCAAAAAGGACAAGGTTTAAAAGAAGGGGGCGGCATTTCAAACGATGAGCATGGCGTAACGTTGGGCATGAGAAGTATAACTCCTTCTTTTGTTTTTGATAGAATACGATTTGCGTGTGCTGAGGGCTCTAATGGTTCTGCAGGTAATGATATGGACGGTCATATATCTACGGTTGCTATTTGGGATGATGTTTTATCTGATAATGCAGTTGCAGCTGCATACAATAGTGGTACGCTAATAGATTTAACTGCTAATAGTGGAAATTATGATGGAAGCAATAATCTTGTTGGATATTGGCCTGTGGAAGAAGGAGGCGGAACAATTATAGAAGATAAATCTGGTAATAGTAATAATGGGATCCTTTATAATAACTCGGCTTGGGCCGCTGATGGTTTTGGTAATTAATTGTAACTTATGAAATACGTAATAATAAATAGCAGCGAGGTATCAAGTATAAATTTTAGTGAAGTATTACAAACATCTACTAAAACTCTTAGATACAATCTTGATGGAACAAAAACATTTGTAAAATACGAGGGAGATCAACCCTCTTTTTTAAATGGTAAGACAGAACTTATTCACGCAGAAATAAAAACTGAATTAGCTAAAGAAACCTGGACAGAAGAACTATAACAATTAAATTAACTTAAATTAAATAAAATGGCAACAAAAGGAACAAACGCAAAAATTAAAGAACTTAAAGGTATTAAACCTGAGAAAGTTAAAGATGAAGAATTAAAAAAAATACAAAGTGTAGTTGGTAAAATAAACAACCTTTACATTGAACTAGGAAGATTAGAAGCGCTTAAGCACAACCATCTACACACTCTAGCTGGTATTCAAGATGAATTAATGGTAGTACAAAACGATTTAAACAAAGAGTACGGTACTGATGACATTAATATTCAAACTGGAGAGATAAAATACAACGACGATGTCAAAGCTGATTCGTAAAATATCTATCGGTAAAGATTATAAGAATGACGCTATGCACTATGCCGTGGGGCAAGAAGTGTACGGTGGTCATACTATATGTGATATCATAGAGGAAAAAGATAAGTTTTCTGTTTACATTAAAAAAGGTAAAGATGTTTTGCCTTGGAAAGACTTTAATAAAAACATGGCAGTATCTGTAGAGTATAACTTACAATACTAATGAAAAGTGTTTACGACTTTGTTGTAGCACCAAAAGGAGAAAGATACAACAACACTAAAACGCTAGATGGTGGAGAGCTAATCTTAAATACTGAGATATATAACCATCAGTATGTCAATAGAGAAGCTACAGTAGTATCCACTCCAATAGTTGGGCACGCAGATATAATAGCTGGTGACACTGTTTTAATACACCACAATGTCTTTAGACGATGGCACAATGTAAAAGGCATAGAGAAGAATAGTAGAAGCTATTTTAATGAATCAACTTACTTTATAGGTGAAGATCAAATCTTTTTATATAAAAGAGATGAGGAGTGGATTTGCCCTAAGGGATATTGCTTTGTAATGCCTTTAAAAGCTACGGATCAATTTAACATTGAATCTGAAAAACCCCTACAAGGTATCGTTAAGTATTCTGACGGTACAGTTGAGAAAAACGACTTAGTCGGATTTCGTCCAAGTAGTGAATACGAGTTTATCGTTGATAACGAAAGACTATATCGAGTTAAATCTAATTTTATTACAATCAAATATGAACATCAAGGAAACGAAGAAGAGTATAATCCAAGCTGGGCACAAAGCAGTTGAAGAGCTAATTAAAGTGGCAAAGGAAGCTATAGTAACAGACTCTGAAGATGATTTAACAGCCGATAAGTTAAAGAATGCCGCAGCGTCTAAAAAACTAGCTATATTTGACGCATTTGAAATACTTAACAGAATTGAAGAAGAAGAAAACTTGCTTGAGGGTAAAACACCTGAAAAGGCAGAGGAAAAAACTTTTAAAGGATTCGCAGAAGGTAGATCTAAATAATGTACAAGCAAAGTTTAGTTAAGACGGTTGAGCCTATAAAGAAAACCACTATTTCCAGGATGAACAAAGGAAAGAAGTGGAAGTATGGTTACAATAAAGAACAGGACTTAATAGTCCTCTCGCGTAACGGTCAAATAGGAGAGATCATAGAAATACAAAACCTAGCGATCGCTCTACCTAAGGTGCCTAAGGATGTGTATAAGAACCCTAAAGATAAATGGGTTAAGTTTGATCAGCCAAAAGAATTAGAGCGCTTAAAAAACATATTTGACTGGCGTGCTTACCCGGAAGATCAAAAAGATCAATGGCATGATTATATAGACGAAGAATTTAGAAGAAGAGAAGAAGGTTTTTGGTTTACTAACGATGGCAAGCCAACGTGGATAACGGGCACTCATTACATGTACTTACAGTGGAGCAAGATTGATGTTGGAGCTGCTGATTTTAGAGAAGCAAATAGGCTGTTCTTTATTTTCTGGGAAGCCTGCAAAGCTGATAAAAGATGTTACGGGATGTGCTATCTTAAAAATAGAAGATCTGGATTTTCTTTCATGTCTTCAGCAGAAACAGTTAACTTAGCCACTCTTGCAAGTGATAGTAGATACGGAATACTATCTAAATCAGGAGCTGATGCTAAAAAAATGTTTACCGACAAAGTTGTACCTATATCAATTAACTACCCATTCTTTTTTAAACCTGTCCAAGATGGTATGGATCGCCCAAAATCCGAGCTTGCTTATCGTGTACCCGCTAGTAAGTTTACTAGAAAGAAGATCACGGCGAATGAAAAGCTCGAGGACATACAAGGGTTAGATACAACGATTGACTGGAAGAACACTGGAGACAATAGTTATGATGGTGAGAAACTAGCACTACTAGTACATGACGAAAGTGGTAAGTGGGAAAGACCAGACAATATTCTTAATAACTGGAGAGTTACAAAAACTTGTTTAAGATTAGGTAGTAGAATTATTGGTAAGTGTATGATGGGTAGTACTTCAAACGCTTTAGATAAAGGTGGAGAAAACTTTAAAAAACTATACAATGCTTCAGACGTTACAAAAAGAAACAGAAATGGCCAGACAAAGTCTGGTTTATACTCTTTGTTTATCCCAATGGAATGGAACTACGAAGGATTTATTGATGAGTACGGAGTTCCAGTTTTCACTACTCCTGATGTCGATAGGTTCGACCCAAGCGGTGAATTAATAGATGTAGGCGTAATAGATAACTGGCAAAATGAAGTTGATGGCTTAAAAGATGATTCAGATGGTTTAAATGAATTCTATCGTCAGTTTCCAAGAACGACAGAGCACGCTTTTAGAGATGAGACTAAAGGAAGTATATTTAACTTAGTTAAACTATATGAACAAATAGATTATAACGAGGAAATGTCTAGAACGCTAGGGGTTACTCAAGGTAATTTTCAATGGGTTAATGGAATAAAAGATTCTCAAGTAATATTTTACCCAGATCCAAAGGGTAGGTTTAAAGTTAGCTGGGTTCCACCTCAACAACTGCAAAACAAAGTTATATTAAAAAACGGTATTAGATATCCTGGTAATGAGCATATGGGTTCTTTCGGTTGCGATAGCTATGACATATCAGGAACAGTGGATGGAGTTGGATCTAAAGGAGCTTTACATGGGTTGACAAAGTTTTCAATGGAAGATGCTCCGGCTAACAGTTTCTTTTTAGAATACTTGTCTAGACCTCCAACAGCAGAGATGTTCTTTGAAGATGTTCTAATGGCTTTAATATTTTATGGAATGCCAATATTAGCCGAGAACAATAAACCACGTTTACTGTATTACCTAAGGCGAAGAGGATACAGAGGGTTTAGCATGAACAGGCCTGATAAAATATGGAACAAATTATCTGTAGCAGAAAAAGAAGTTGGTGGAATACCTAACTCAAGTGAAGATATAAAACAAGCGCATGCTGCCGCTATTGAGATGTACATTCAAGATCACGTTGGCATGAAGCAAGATGGGTCGTTTGGAGATGTTTATTTTAATGAACTCCTAAATGATTGGACAAAGTTCGATATAAACAAAAGAACAAAACATGATGCGTCAATAAGCTCTGGGTTAGCTATCATGGCTAACAATCGGCATCTATATGCCCCAAATGCTAAGATTGAAAAAACGCCTGTAAATATACATATTTCAAGATACACGAACACCGGAGGTATGTCTAAAATAATTAAAGAATAAGATGAATAGACGAACTACAAATAATTTTTTCCCGAGTCAAGTTGTAGGCGATGCTGAGAAGGTTAGTTATGAATACGGCTTAAAGGTTGCTCATGCTATCGAGCAAGAGTGGTTTGGTGACGGTTCTAATGGTAACAAGTATAATAAAGGTGCAAATAATTTTCATAATCTAAGGCTGTATGCGAGAGGCGAGCAATCGATACAGAAATATAAGGATGAGTTATCGATTAACGGTGATTTGTCCTATCTTAATTTAGACTGGAAGCCTGTCCCAATTATACCTAAGTTCGTGGACATAGTTGTTAATGGAATTGCTGAGAGGTTATACGATGTTAAAGCATACTCTCAAGATCAAGCGGGTGTTAGTAAGCGTACAGCGTATATGGAGGGTATTCTAAAAGACATGAGGCTAAAAGAGTTTGACGCGTCAACAAAAGAAGCTTTAAATATAGATTTATCTTCTACTTCTCCAGAAGAACTTCCAAGTTCACAAGAGGAACTAGAGCTACATATGCAGCTAAACTATAAACAAGCTGTTGAGCTAGCTGAGGAAGCGGCTTTAAACGTATTGTTTAAAGGCAATGACTATGATCTAATAAAACGAAGGTTTTATTACGATTTAACCGTTCTTGGTATCGGAGCTGTTAAAACATCATTTAACACTTCTGAAGGAGTTACTATAGACTATGTAGATCCAGCAAACTTGGTTTACTCTTACACTGACTCTCCTTATTTTGAAGATATATATTATGTTGGTGAGGTTAAAGAGATACCTATTAACGAGTTGGTTAAGGAGTTCCCATTCCTAGAGCATGAACAATTAGAAGAAATATCAAGGTCAAGTGGTAGGTATCCAGGCAATTCCCGTAGAAATAGTAATGATTACGACAATAATAAAGTCCAAGTCTTGTACTTCAACTACAAAACCTATATGAACGAGGTTTATAAGGTTAAAGAAACGGCTAGTGGTTCAACAAAGATATTACCTAAAGACGATAAGTTCAATCCACCAGAAAATGAGGGTTCTAAATTCTCAAGACTACAAAGGTGTATAGAGGTTCTTTACGAGGGCGCTATGATACTTGGTACAGATAAGTTGCTTAAGTGGGAGATGGCTCGTAACATGATGAGACCTAAAAGCGATTACACTAAGGTTAAGATGAATTATAACATAGTAGCACCCAGAATGTACGAGGGTCGCATTGAATCTCTTGTGAGTAGGATTACTGGTTTTGCTGACATGATACAGTTAACTCATTTAAAGTTACAACAAGTTATGTCAAGGATGGTTCCAGACGGTGTCTACTTAGATGCTGATGGATTAGCTGAAATTGATTTAGGTAACGGAACAAATTATAATCCACAGGAAGCTTTAAATATGTACTTCCAAACTGGATCTGTTATCGGTAGGTCGCTAACTCAAGATGGAGATCAGAATGCTGGTAGAATACCAATTCAAGAGATATCAAACAGTAGTTCATCTGCTACTAAAATGCAGGGTTTAATTAGCACTTACAATTACTACTTGCAAATGATTAGGGATACAACTGGTTTAAACGAAGCTAGAGATGCCTCTACGCCAGATTCAAAATCATTAGTTGGTATACAAAAAATGGCAGCTGCAAACTCAAACGTAGCGACTAGACATATACTACAGAGTGGAATGTATTTAACAGCTGAGGTTGCGGGCGCACTATCACTTAGAATATCTGATGTATTAGAGTATTCCCCAACAAAAGATGCTTTTATACAGTCTATAGGAGTACACAACGTAGCTACTCTAAAAGAAATGTCGGACTTACACTTATATGATTTTGGTATATTCTTAGAGCTAGCCCCTGATGATGAAGAGAAACAATTATTAGAAAACAACATTCAAACTTCAATACAACAGCAGTCTATTGACTTGGAGGATGCTATTGATTTAAGGAATATTAGAAACGTGAAGTTAGCAAATCAAATGCTTAAGATTACTAGAAAGAACAAAGCGGCTGAAAAACAAAAACAAGAACTCGAGATGACGGAGGCTCAAGGAAGATCACAAGCAGAAGCCTCGAAAGCAGCTGCTGAAGCTGAAACACAAAAAGCCCAAGCAGCCCACGCTTTAAACATAGAGTTGGAGAATGTAAAGTCAGGGAATAAAACTCAGCAAATGCAAATGGAGTCTGAGATTAAAAAAGAACTAATGCAAATGGAGTTTGAGATAAACATGAAGCTTCAGAAAATGAACATGGAAGAAATTGACATGAAAGATACGGTTAAAGAAGATCGTAAAGATGGAAGAACAAAAATGCAAGCATCACAACAAAGTGAGCTGATTGACCAAAAATTAAACAAGAAACCACCTAAAAACTTTGAATCCTCAGGTAATGATATTATGAGTGGGGAATTTGGTTTAGGAGGATTTGGTCCTAAGTAAGAATTATTAACTATTATTATATTATATTATGGCAGAAAAAGAAGAGCCAATCGCAAATGACGATACCGGCAAGATTAAAGTAAAGAAAAAGGAAGCAAAACAACCAGATGGTAACGAGACAAAAGGTAATGTTACTAAGGTTGCAGCGAAAATGAAGAAACCAGCCGAAGCTGTTGAACCAACAATTACAAAGGTTGATTTAAACAATCCACCAGAAGAAAAACCAGTTGAAGAGGTTAAACCTGAAGCTGAAGCGCAAGAGGTAGAAAAACAAGATGTACCAGCGTTAGAGGAAATTACTAACGAAGAGGTTACTGAGGTAGAGGAAAAGATTGGTGAAGCTGTGGCTGAGGCTGTAGTTACTGGAAAACCATTACCAGAGAACATACAAAAACTAGTAGACTTTATGGGGGAAACTGGTGGCGACATAAACGACTATGTGAAGCTCAACAAGGATTATGGTGAGATGGACAACCAAGATCTATTACGCGAGCATTATAAGCAAACAAAACCTCATTTAAATTCAGAAGAAATTAGCTTCCTTATGGAAGATCAATTCTCGTTCGACGAAGACGTAGACGACGATAGAGAAATACGCAGAAAAAAATTAGCGTTAAAAGAGCAAGTTGCGAGCGCTAAAACTCAACTGGAAGAGAACAAATCCAAATACTATGAAGAGATTAAAGCTGGAAGCAAACTTACGAGTGAGCAACAAAAGGCAATTGACTTCTTTAATAGGTACAACAAGGAAGAAGCGAGTAACAAAGAGGTAGCAGATAAACAAAAATCTACTTTCTTAAATAAAACCGAGCAGGTTTTTAACGACAAATTCAAAGGTTTTGAATACGAGGTCGGAGATAAGAAATTTAGGTTTAATGTAAACAACGCTGAAGCGGTTAAGGATACCCAAGCAGATATTAATAATTTTGTCAAGAAGTTCTTGAATGAAAATAATGAAATGTCAGATGCGAAAGGTTATCATAAATCTCTATATACAGCAATGAACGCTGATGCTATCGCTAAACACTTTTACGAACAAGGTCAGGCTGATGCTATGCAAGATAGCGTTTCTAATGCTAAAAACATAGACATGAGTCCTAGACAATCACATGGCACTGTAAGTGCTGGTGGTATAACCGTAAGAGCTTTAGGTGATAACTCTGCTGATTTCAAATTTAAAATTAACAAAAAATAACAATTTAAAAAATAAATTATGGCAATTACAAACGGTGGTAGTTTAAATAGTGTTCCTGCTTCAAGGCAGCAAACATTATCTACAAACTACCTAGATTTTACGTCCGGTAACAATGACTGGGCACAACAATATTTACCAGATCTTATGGAGCAAGAAGCTGAAGTTTTCGGACCGAGAACTATTTCAGGATTTCTTTCAAAAGTAGGAGCTGAAGAGTCTATGACTTCTGACCAAGTAGTTTGGTCTGAGCAATCAAGATTACATTTATCTTACACGGCTACGGTAGCAGTGGCGGGTGATGTAAACGGTACAATCGCAATTACTGCTGATATCGATGGAGATACTGCGGTAGGTGCTACGGCTAGTAGAGTTCACGGTATTAGAGTTAACGATATGTTATTAATCGCACAAGCTGGTGTTGTAGTTAAAGCTTTAGCTGTTGAAACTCCAAACTCAAATGTTGTTTCAGTTGAGCCTTATGCTACAGCTGCTTTATCAACATTAACTGCTGGTACAGCTACTGTGTTGGTTATTGGTTCTGAGTTCGGTAAAGGATCTGCTTATGCTGACGAAACTGGTACTTTTAAAACAGATTCAAGAGGAGCTAATGAGCCTGTGTTCAAGTCGTTCACTAACAAGCCAATTATCATGAAAGATTACTACGAAGTATCAGGTTCTGATGTTTCTAGAGTTGGTTGGGTTGAAGTTGCTGCTGAAGACGGACAAGCTGGTTACTTATGGTACTTAAAAGCTGAAGCTGATACAAGAGCTCGTTTTAACGATCACTTGGAGATGACTATGCTTGAGGCTGAGAAAACTAACCTTTTATCTGCAATTGGGTTTGGCGCTAACAGTCAAGTTAGAGGTGCTGCTGATGCTGGTACTGAAGCTGGTACTGAAGGTTTATTCGCTGCTATTGAGTCAAGAGGTAACATTACTTCTGGTATCACTGGAGTTAACGCTGCAACTGATTTAGCTGAATTTGACGCTATCTTAGCTGAGTTTGATTCTCAAGGTGCTATTGAAGAAAACATGATGTTTGTAAACAGAGCTACTTCGTTAGCAATGGATGACATGTTAGCTTCAATGAATTCTTACGGAGCTGGAGGTACTTCTTACGGAGTATTCGACAACGAAGAAGATATGGCTTTAAACTTAGGTTTTTCTGGTTTCAGAAGAGGTTCTTATGACTTCTACAAGTCTGACATGAGATACTTGAATGACAAAGCTACAAGAGGTGGTATTAACGCTGCTGCTGGTTCAGCTGCTATCCGTGGTATTATTGTTCCTGCTGGAACTTCTACGGTTTATGACCAACAATTAGGGAAAAACCTTAAGAGACCATTTTTACATGTTAGATACAGAGCTTCACAAACTGACAATAGAAAAATGAAATCTTGGGTTACTGGTTCTGTTGGAGCTGCTACATCTGCTTTAGATGCAATGCAAATCCACATGTTATCAGAAAGATGTCTAGTTACACAAGGTGCTAACAATTTCATGTTAATGAAATAAGCATTATTTATATTAAGGAGTCGGGGCTTCGGCCTCGACCCCTTTATTTTTATTAATTTATATTATATTATATTATGGCTAAAAAAGCTAAAAAAACAGAGATGGTTGAGGTAGAACCTCAAATAGAAACAATGGAAGAAGTGGTTACAGAATTTTTTGAAGAAACTGTAGCTGAAGAACCAAAAACAAGAGAAAGATTAAAACCCGCTAATGAGTGGGAAATAAAAGATAGAGTTTACTTTTTAAAAGGTGGTAAAAAACCTCTTTCAAGATCAATCAAAGCAACAGGTATATATTACTTTGACCAAGAAAAAGGATACGAAAGAGAACTTAAATACTGTCAAAATCAAAAAACTTCGTTTGTTGATGAAATGAAAGGAGACCAAAGGTTAGAGCATATTATTTTTAGATCTGGTAGTTTATACGTACCTAAGGAACAAACGGTTTTACAAAAGCTGTTATCTTTATACCACCCAGATAGAGATACTATGTATGAGGAGTACAAGCCGTCTGCTATTGCTGCTGATGAGATAGATGTATTAAATATTCAAGTTGATGCTTTAATTGCAGCTAGAAATATAGACATTGATATGGCTGAAGCTATTATGCGTGTAGAAAAAGGATCTGAGGTATCTCAGTTGAGTTCTAAGGAGCTTAAAAGAGATTTATTAGTATTTGCTCGTAACAACCCTAAACTCTTCTTAGAGTTAGCGGATGACGAGAATGTAATGCTAAGAAACTTTGGTATTAAAGCTGTTGAAGCTGGAATACTAAGATTATCTTCTGATCAAAGAAACTTCATGTGGGGTAGTAACGGAAGAAAGTTAATGGTTATACCATTTGACGAGCATCCTTATACTGCTTTAGCACACTGGTTTAAAACTGATGAAGGTATGGAAATCTACTCTAATATAGAGAAAAGATTAAATCAATAACAAAATAATATGATCACCCTTCGGGGTGATCATTTATTAAAATTTAATCAAATGGAGAAAAAACCAAAGGGTCTAGGAGACTCAATAGAAAAATTTACAAAAACAACTGGGATAAAAAACCTAGTTGATACAGTTAATAAGTTAAGGGGAATTAAGGATTGTGGTTGTGGAAAAAGAAAAGACAAGCTAAACGAGAAGTTCCCTTATAAAAAATAAAAAAATATGATACTAGTAGATACAGTATACCAAAGAGTTTTGGCTTTAGCCAATAAAGAGCAAAGAGGTTACATAACGCCTCAAGAGTTTAATCTACTAGCTAATCAAGCTCAATTAGAAATATTTGAACAGTATTTCTACGATCAAAAAAGTGAAGATAAAAACCTAAAGAATTCAACCGAATTCTCTAATGTAGACGAGATGTTAGACGAGAAGATATCTGTATTTAAGGAAACATCTACTATTACGATGTCCACTTCAACTGCAATATCTACTAACGTAATTTTACCACCACACATGTGGAGATTAGGTTCGCTGTTTTACTCTGACTCCTTAGTTGAGATAGAGCAGGTTACCGAGGAAGAGCTAATGTACCTGTTGCAATCACCTATAGCCAAACCAAGTATTTATTGCCCTGCTTTCGTTAGGTCTAGCGACACCTCTGTTACGGTGTACCCGAAAGCACCAATGTATTTATCTTGTAATTTCATAAGAATACCATCAAAAGTAGCTTGGGGATACGTGGTTGTTAAAGACAAAGCTCTATACAACCTTGGGTATTCAGTAAACTTTGAGCTACATAGAAGCGACGAAACAGAACTTGTTTATAAAATACTGTCTTTAGCTGGAATAGTTATAGCAAAACCAGGACTTGGTACATTTGCTGATGGGCAAATAAATGCACAAAAAACACAAGAAAAACAATAAAATATGGGATTATTCAATGGTAGTTTAGGGAATTATTACTCGGGTGACAATGGATTTGGAGGTTATCAATTCATTTCACTAAAAGATGCAATGAACAATTTTAGAGTTGCTTATGTTGGTGAAGATAAAATAATCTCAAAGATATCTAGAGCTGACATAAAGTTTCATGCTATGAGAGGTATACAGGAGTTGAGTTACGATACTCTTAGATCTTGCAAGACGCTTGAGTTAGAGGTCCCACCTAGTTTATTACTACCGCTACCACATGACTACGTTGAATACGTTAAGATAACGTGGATGGACAGTGAGGGTAAATGCCATACGATATTGAATTGTAAAGCTTGCCCTAAAGATCCATTATCTTATAAGCAAAAGCAAGATGGAACTATTGATCTTACAAAAACATTAACTGAAGTAGAAATAACAGAAGGAGAACTTGTTTGGGTGCCAATAACAGCGTCGAACACGTTCAATCCATGTGAAAACGGTACTTTAGAAACAACATCAATAATCCCAGAATGCAGGAAGAATTATCGTGAGTTAGGAACTTTTGATAAGTGTTGCCCTGATGGGTATACTTATGAAATTAATGCTGACCATCCTCAAAAAGAGGGAAGATGCGTTAGGTGCATCGAGAAAGAACCAGAATTAGAACAGGTGTACATTGCGCCAGTAACGGGGTTTGTTAACACGTATAGTGACCCTACGGAAGAGGCTTCTACTACGTGGGAAAGTTTATCAAGCGGAGGTTCTAGTGGATCTTACGTGGGTAACGGAAGGTACGGTCTTGACCCGCAACACATGAATAGCAACGGATGTTTTTGGATAAACTGCAGGACAGGTCAAATACACTTCGACTCTAATTTGGCTGGGAAAACTGTGACTATACAATATGTTAGCGATGGAGTATCTATGGATGATTCAGAGATAGTAGTTCACAAATTTGCTGAAGAAGCGCTGTACAAGCATATTGTGCACGCGATATTAAACACTAGAGCAAATGTAGATCGTAATATTGTAGCAACATTTAAAAAAGAAAGATCAGCAGCTATTCGAAATGCAAAGATAAGATTATCAAGTATTAAGTTAGAGGAGATTACCCAAATACTAAGGGGTAAATCTAAATGGATTAAACACTAAAACATGGCGCAATTTAAAAAAGATTTTCACTTAGGGAAGATGAATAAGGATATGGATGAACGTGTCGTTCCTAGTGGCGAGTATAGAGACGCGTTAAATTTACAAGTTCAATCTTCTGATGGTTCTAATATGGGAGCTGCTCAAACCTTAATGGGTAATGTTTTAATTTCAAAAGACTTAGTGCCAGTTGGTAGTACTTGCGTTGGTAGTATAGCTAGTAATAAAAATGATAAGGTGTATTACTTAGTTGCTGGCCCAGAGTTCTTACCACAAGATTGGGACACAGCTGGTGCTTGGAAAGACTACATAATAGAGTATGATATAAAGACAGAAAAGTTTAAGTATGTTTTTGTAGATATATATAAAACCAATTTCCAGGTTGCTAGTGCTTTAGATCATATTGTTGGATCTGATAAAAATGTAAGCAACAATATAACTTTAGAGTCAAGTGTCGGTAATCCATTCACGCACATTAGGCGAGATATGTTTGTTGAAGGGTTTGGTGAAGACGGATTAAATTATATATCACAACATGTAAAAGGGGATGTAACTGTTCTTCCGGGCGTTACTGATGATAATGTAAGGTTGTTTAGTACTTATACGGATTTTAGCTCAACAACTATAATACCTGGTTCTTGGTTAAATTTTAGCTCAAATAGAATACTAAACTTCCACAAAAATAGATATATAACCGGTATCAATATAATTGATGGGATGTTATTTTGGACAGACAACAATTCTGAGCCGAAAAAAATAAACATAGATAGATGCGTAGCGGGCACGGGTGGTTACGAAGGAATACCAACAACGATGCCTGGTATCTTTGATGGTGACACTGCTCTATTTCACACTAGACTATGCGTAACGCCTGATAAAAGCAATCCTCTAACAGTAAAACTGAGAACCATAAAAACCCCATGGTTTGTTGAGGAGGAAAATATAACTGTTATAAGGAAAGCCCCTTTGTCAGCTCCTATATTAAAAATGAGTAAGCACGAGGAAGACAGGGTTGATGAAGATTTAAATCCCGTAGCAACGTTCTCATCCACTAATGGTAGTCCTACTCATATTTCAGGACCACCAATACCTACCAATAATTCTTTCTCATACAAAGCTGCCAATGGATTTACTTACACAAAAAAAGTTGGTGACCTTCTACAGAATGTGCGTGTTGATGAACCGGTTTTTTGGAAGATAGGTGATACCATATTGTTCAATCAAAATCAAGATGATGATGTTAGTGTTGAGGGTTTCACTGAGCACGATGTTAGAGCTACAGTGGATGGCGGCACGGGGGCTGGAGTAGCTGGTTCTGATGGTCCGTTTAACTTTGTTATAGAATCTATAGACACAGAAACTATAGATACAGAGCAAAAAACTTGGCACTTAAGATTGGAGGAAAAGAAACCTATGTTTGAATTTAAAATCCCTAGGTTTGCATATAGATACAAATATGAAGATGGTGAGTACTCTACATTCTCACCATGGTCACTACCTGCGTTTTTACCCGGCACGTTCGACTACTTGCCCAAAAAAGCGTATAACCTAGGTATGACCAATAGACTTAGAAGTCTTAAAATAACTAACTATGTAGTTGAAGAATCCTTAAGACCTCAAGATGTAGTGGAGATAGATCTACTATATAAGGAAGAGTCTTCCCCAAACGTATACACCGTAGAGACGATTAAAATGACAGACGGGTGGAACCAAGATGATTTATTACTTTGGCCTGACTCCGTCACCGGCCCTTATGATAATGTTACTGGCTTGCCGCTGGTAAATCCAAACAACCATCATAGAGGCGAGTATAGGGTTACTTCAGAACTAATCCACGCTACAGTTCCATCAAACCAACTGTTAAGACAGTGGGATAACGTTCCAAGAGTGGCATTAGCACAAGAGATAACTAGTAATAGATTGGTTTATGGTAATTACTTGCAGAACTATAATTTAACTAGTATATATTCTGATTTAGAAATAAAACCGAAACTAGTGGTGTCACTAAGTCCAAGCCAAGCCGCGTTAGGGGCTACGGAATTTGTGGAAGACCCAAATGATGAAAGCGAGGAAGTTGTGATTATTCGTTTAAATGAAGATGATGAGTTTGAAACTCTTGGCGCACCAATGCCACATAAGACATGTAGGTCATTAAGAGAGTACCAAGTTGGAGTTGTTTACGGTGATGAATATGGTCGCGAAACCCCTGTGTTAGCTGGCGATGGCTCTACTGGTACGTTAAATATACCAAAAGAACACTCTAGCACTATAAATAAATTAGAAGTGCAATTAGCATCAAACGCTCCTGATTGGGCTAAGTACTTTAAGTTTTTTGTAAAAGAAACATCAAATGAGTACTACAATATGGCAATGGATCGTTGGTATAATGCTGAGGACGGTAATATATGGCTATCCTTTGCTAGTGCGGATCGAAACAAAATAGATGATGAAACGTTTATAGTGTTAAAGAAGAGACATGACACACATCAACCAGTTGATGATCCAGCTAGGTATAAAGTTATAGCTATAGAAAATTCAGCTCCGGATTTTATCAAAACAAATGTAAAAGATCTTGGAGCGGTTTATAACGCACCACCTAACAACGATAGTATTGGTACCACCACCCTTGGGTTTCCGTTAGTAGATTACAGTGAACTGTGGCTTGATGATGGTGCGCTTGGAATTCCTGATGTTCTTGGTCAATCGAATGCAGTAAGCACTTTTGATGAAGGTAACATTCATGTAGGCTCTATATATGATAAGATAAGTGCTGGAACGTTTTTCCTCCGCATAAGGACATCCAACATTAAGTCTGATTGGTACCAGGTTACTAAAATGATAAAGGAGAGTGGTAAATATAAATTCAAGATTGACGGGGTGTTTAACGATGATGTTGGGTTTGCCACTACAAATGGAACGTACTCTGGGCGAATTAGTGGCTTACGTATACAGTTCGCAAACCATCAAGTTGAAAACAAAAAAGAATTTGAAGGAAGGTTTTTTGTGAAGATATATAAGGATTTGGTTTTACTCCAAAACCTACTAATACCTACGGAGGTAAAGTACAAGGTGACTAATGTTTCTAGGATGGGTTATTGGAACATGCCGCAAGGCGATAGAGCTTCCCGTGCCGCTACAAATCCCGACGCTGTTAATTGGGATTCCTACTCTGTTAATTGCAAAGCGGAATTAAACGCTGACAATGGTATTCTTGGGGTCACGCAGGTTAGAAACCCAGGTTTTGCTATTAATGGTGTTGACAACACTGCATCCGACAGAACTTTTTTCTTTTACACCGCTAATAATGGCCGGGCTAAAGGTTTCCCGTTTCAAGTTACTTTTTGTGCGGCTAAGAAAGGAGTGAGGAAGTGGATGGAGCAATCAACCGGGTACTTCTTTGTTGATGCTACTTGGGTTAGGGCCACAAAGAAGAAATCATTTAGTAATGGATGTACTAGAAAAATCAAAGGCGGGAAAAGAGGTAGAGGTGTTTTTAATAATGGTTTATCCATGGACATAGGTTACGTTCATGTTGGTGAGTATGATTGGCCTGATGATGGCCTCCAAGAGGATTTTAAAAAGCAAATAACTACCAAGGGAACAACGTTTAGGTTTAGAGAAGATAAAGACGGGATAGTCTACAGGATAACAGGCTCGTGTGTTGGGTCTGTCGATAATAGTACTACTTGTGGTAAAATGCATACGTACGCCAATCTCACAGCTGGTGAGCCTGGTAACAACTACACTAGGTTTACAATAAATTTTGAGCACTTAGACGATCCTGGAGCTGGACTTGGAGCAGGTCCAAGCGGGTATGACATTGTAGGTGGTAAAAATTCGACAGGTGTAAGTGGTGTCCAAGAGCTTGGTTGGTGGGGAGGAAGACACACTACTGGAGTTTTAGGTGGGGGTGGTGATGATAATGATATGGTGGTTCCAATGCCACCTGGATATGGTGTTTCTAGCGCTAGTTGTGGAAGCGGAAGTGGAAGTCCTAGTGGCATAACTTATACGGATGGTGATGGAAACACGGTAACAGCAATAAAACAAGCTATAAGATGGAGACAACACACTAACAAGTATCACCATATAGAAATAATCGAAGTTATGGATGATGACGATAGTGATTTT